GGACGTTGAAGATCTTCCGCCCCTTGGTGGCAGGCACGTGGGCCTGCCCTTACATACCGGCTCCATCATCAACGTCCAGCGCGCCGGCCCAGTCCGTCACCTCGGCCGCCAGCGAGCGCAGCCGGAGGATCTGATCGCGGCCGAACCCCTGCCGGTCCATCTCGTCGGCCACGTTGCGCAGGTTCGATGCCAGCCGCTCCAGGTCGAATCGCAACATCTTGTGCTTCCAGTCGGCCTTTTTGGCCCCATCCTGCTGACTCATGCCGGCGCCTCCATTCTGCGCTCCCGGTCCAGCCGATTGAAGGCCATGTGCAACCGGGCCTCGCGGCGGCAGTGGCCTATGTGCCAGCCGCCGCAGATCTGGCATTTGTAGGCGCGCAAGAATTCCCCCTGGGCATTGATCTGCCGCACCTTGGCCCGGGCCTGGGCCTCGGTGTACTTGCGCTTGCGCCGGCAGGCGCGCTGCTGGATTGTCCGCTGTCTGTCGTTCATCACGCCCTCCATTGCTTCGGTGTCGTCCCCAGCGCGTGGTAGATCTCGAGCATCTCCCGCTCGACGCGCAGGCGGAAATCTTCGTCCAGGTTGCGTAGGCCGTCATCCGCGCAGTACCGGCAATCCGCGGCGCGCTTGAAATAGATCTCGCGGTACACGTGCATGTGCTCGCCGGCCATGATCATCATGGCCCGGGCCAGCTCGTGCAGGCCGCCGGCGCGTGTGTAGGCGATGCAGTCCACCACGGTGCGATCCGCCACCACCAGGTCGTAGCGCTTCATGGCGGTGATCTCCTCGGCCATCTGGGAGGCGAAGATCCAGCGCTGCGCATCCGGATTCACCGCGCTGCAGCCGCGGCGCACGATGGGCAGCGGGCAGCGGCGCGCCACCTCGCACAGGATACCCACCTCGACGCGCGGGTTGATGCGCTTCATCCGGCCCGCCAGGTCGTATACCGATGTCGTCTTGCCGGTGCCGTGCGTCCCGGACATAGCGAAGATTCTCCCGCCCTTTTCGGTCCCGTATGCCGCCGTATCCTCGCTCATCCCCCGAAGGACTCCTGCCGCTCTTCCAGGAACTCCCGGATGCTCTGGGTATAAATCCGGATCCCTTTCTGCTCGCCGATGCGGAACCCCCGGAGGCGGCCGCTGTCCACGAGCTGGTAGACGTACTGCCGCGAGCAGTTGATCAGCTCGCGGGCCTGCTGGACGTTGACGGTGGGCTCTGCCTGTCGTTGTCGCAAGTCCTACCTCCTGTTGAACCAGTCTGGGAGTTGACGCGGGCCGGTGCGCATCGCCGGCGGCGCTTCGGTTTTCTTTTTCTTCTTGGCCGTCTCCGCCTGCTTCTTGGCCTCGTCCCGATTGGCGAGAAACTGCAGGCTGGGCGACCACTCGCTGTCCGCGCAGGCCGCGGCGATCACCTCGCAGTCGAGCAAATGATTGTCGCGGGCCTTCTGCACCCAGGCGACCTTGCCGTGGCGGTCCTTGCGCTTCTCCTCGGCCAAAAGCTGGCGCACGTAGTCGTGCCCGGTGCCGGCGTGCAGAAACCACCGCTGGCTGTCGCCCTTGGCGCGCGTCATGCGCCAGTGCAGCAGGTCCTTGAAGGCCCCGGTGTCGATGATGCGCAGGTCCAGCCCGCCCGGGATGGGCCGGTTGCCGCGGGCCATGCGGTCTATGGTGGTCACCTTCACCCGCTGGAGCTGCGGCCGGCTGGCGCCCTTGGTGCCGAAGATCACACCGCGGCCGTGCTTGCGCAGGAACTGGTAGGCCTCCTCGGTGCGGCTCCACTCGTCCTCGGAGCTTTTGCCGCCGCCGGTGTCGAGGCCGGCGCGCCAGATCCCCATGGTGCGGTCCGTGCCGTCCACCGGATAGCGCGTGCCGAACACCATGGTGATCAGGTCGTCGAAGGTGCTCAGGTACCCGTAGCGCACCAGCCACGAGGTCAGGTCCTTGGACCAGGCGCGCACCACGTGCCAGAAGCCCACCTTCTGCATGTCGATGCCCATGGTCAGCGCCACGGCCTCCGGCGGCACGATCCCCTCGGGCAGCTTGCAGCGGTGGCGGGTGAGCACCTCGCTCTCCTGCTTGGGCTCCACCACGTCCTTCCACGCCAGGCACTTGTGCTGCGTGACGAAACCGTAGAGCTTGCGCGGGTCCTGCTGGCCGCGCAGGTAGGCGGCCACGGGCCGGCTCATGGAGACGAACGGCGAGTACCAGCTCGGCAGCGGGGCGAAAGCCACGGCGCCGGCGCGCTCCACGGGCTTGTCGGCCTTCCAGAAGCCCTTGGCCACGGCGGCGTCGCGCATGTAATCGTCCCAGTCCATCTTGCAGTTCTCGCAGGCGTAACGGGCCAGGCGCTTTCTCATCACCAGGCCTGGGTCCCGCGTCTCGCCCCAGTGCATGCTGCGAAAGCGCATGATCTGGGCGTGCCCGCACACCGGGCAGACGGCGTAGCGGCGGCGGACCTCATCTGCCTCGTTCTTGAGCAGCTTGTCGAACTCGTCGCCGTCCAGGGCCGGCGTGGAGAAGAACAGCTCCTTGCTGTTGTGCTGGTAGACGTTCATGCGGGCGTCGCCGAGGGAGAACGGATCCGCCTCCTTGCCGACGAAGGCCGGGTACTTGCCCGGCTCGTCGTAGAACATGTAGCGCACCGACTCGGAAGCCATCATGGCGGCCGAGGATGCCCAGGCCAGCATCAGGTCCATGCCGTTGACGAACTGGATCAGCAGCAGCGACGGCTTGGGCATCATCAGCCGGGCCACGCTGGGGGTTGCCCGCAACGCCGGCAGGAGCTGCCGCTGGATGATGCGCTTGCCCGAGTTCTCGTCCGGCATGATGTACATGGCCGGGCCCGGGTCCACCTCAACGGCGTACATCAGGCAGTTGAAGGCCACCTGGGTCTTGCCGGTCTGTGGGGCGAAGCACAGGATCACCCGCCGCACCCAGGGCTGGGCCCAGGTGTCCATGGGCTCCACCAGGTAGGGTGTCCGGGAATTCAGCCACTGCCCCTGCGCGCTGCCCTTGTTGACCTGCCGCCGGCGCTCCGCCCACTGCGACGGGGTGAGGTCCGGCCGGCCGCGCAGGGCCATGCGCTCGCTCTCACAGAACGTGACCCGGGAAAGCATCGGCGGCGGCAGCTGCGGCGCGGCGGCGGGTATGGCTTGCGGCAGCATCACAGGGCATCGTCCTCGTCCAACGCCGTCTCGGCGCCGGGCACGGTGAACTCGATGGGCTGGCTGTAGCGATCCAGCCAGGCCTCCAGGCTCTTGAGCATCATCTCGACCAGGTCGGGGGCCTTGACGGGGTCGCCTTCCACCACGGCGATGATCTGCCCCGCGTTGGCCTGTACCCAGTTCACGCCGTCGCTTTTGAATATCGCCGCCCGCGCCGCCAGCTGGTGCTCCACCTGCCCGCGCTCCACATAGCGCCCCTCGGCCAACGCGGCCTTCACCGCCGCCAGGCGCGCCTGGTATTCCTCGCGGTCGGCGGCGGCGCGCTCCTTGCGGGCCCGTATTTCGTCCAGCTCGTTGACCGGCGCGGGCGATCCATCCTTGCGCTCCAGCCACCGGCGCGCGTATTTTTCGACCTCGGCCGCCTCGAATTCGCCGTCAGCGTTGGGACGCAGCCGGCCGTCCTTCTTGTGCGCGTACAGGGTGGACTTACTGACTTTCCAGCCCTGCTCATCCAGCCACGCCAGCAGGGCCGGAATGTTCTTGAAGGTCTCGCTCATCCGGCGAACCGCCTCACGTAGCGACGCACCGTGTCCGGGTCCCGGTCGATGCGCCGGGCGATCTCGCTGGCGCTCCAGCCCGAGGCCACGCCGAGGGCCAGGATGGCCAGGCAACGGAAGCCGATGTGCATCCGGTCCATCGGCGTACCGCTCAACGCCGTGAACCAGGCGCCGCAGGCATCGCAACGCATCCGGCGAACCTCCCAGAACGCACCCGCCTTGCCCTCCGGCAGCGCGTGGCCGCACCGCGGGCAGCGCGCCCCGTCCGGATGCAGCTCGCGCAGGATGGCTTCCCGGCACGCGGCCCCATCCATCCACGCCGGGCCGACAGCCCCGCCTATATCCAGGAGCGTTTTAGCCTTTTTTGCAAGTATTTCGGTGCGTTCCATTTTTCCACCTCAAAAAATCGTTCAAAAGTGCTGACCTATCGCGCCGTTCGTGTACC